CCATAATAAATTTTTATTCATATTATTATTGATTAAAGTTAATGTAATTTCTGTAATTAATATTCTTGAAATAATCTTTATTATCTCTTGAATACATATACATATAATTTTCTGGATCATTTAAACCTTTTGATTTAGCATTTTCAAAAGCTTCTTTATGATCTCTTGAATACATTAAAGTTTTATCTTTAAAGTTTATTAATGTTTTAAATTTAGTCATTGTTTAACCTTTCTTTTTTGTTTGTTTCTTTTAATTTAATTCATTGGTTAATTAATGGAATATGACAAATTGACGCAGGTTAAATTAATTTAATTGGTACTGATTAAAGTTTAAAAGATTAGAGAAGTTAAAAAGATTAAAAGATATTCAAAGATAGAAAGATATTAAAAGATTAAAAGATTAAAAGATTAAAAGATAAAAAGATATTAAAGAAGATATTAAAAAGATGTTATTCTTTTATATCAACGCTTCAAATTTTTTTACACGTCAACACTATCGGATATAGAATTATAATAGGTAAGTAGTATTGACTTAATTATTAAAGGGTTTTTTATTTTACTATTGATAGCGTTTAATTATCGTTAGTAATATTTTATGT